CATAAGCATTTTCTTTTGTGCTGAAGTAAGTGGCTTTTTAATTGGACCACCTACTAACCACGCAGAACAAGTTCTGTCAGCAGCACATTTGAAATCAAATAATTCGCAATATCCTAGTTCAGCAGAAGCAATCACTTCTGGTGCATAAGATTCATTAATAGGTTCATCACCTGCAACACCATGAAGGATGCAATTCATCATCTCTGGTGTCTGTATAAATGCAGAGCAATTACCACAACGTGATTGTTTAGCAATCTCTGGAGTTGTTGCCCATTCATCTGCACGTTTAGCCCAAAATACTTTGTCTTCAATATCTGGATTTACTGGACCATATCCTACGTTCTTAAAAGCCCAATCTCTATGCTTAAGATTAAGTTGAATATCTTGTGTGGCTAATGGACATTTCATTTCTTTTTATTCCTTGCTGAAATAGCTTTTGCTTTAGATTTAGCATCTGCTTTAGATGATGCACCCCAAGCCTTTAGAGATAATAATAGTCTTGTAGGTTCACCATTAGGTTTATGTTCTGTACCTTTCATGTTGCCCATGCGTGCTAAAAAAGATGCACGTCTAGGATTATCACCAGACTTTACAGGTGCTTTTAAATGACCACCAGTTTGTTTGTTATAAGATGCACGACCTTTGGCATTAAGTCCACCTTTAGGGTTTTTGCCCTCTTTCTTTTGCCAAGCTCCACTCATTTCTTTTTAGCTGTCTTTGCTGATTGTTTAAATGCTTTAGCAGTAGGTGCACCTTTACTTCCTACCTTACGCATTTTCTCACCAGAACCAGCAGCTATCCTTTTTTGTTTAGCGTGGATGTTTGCGTATAATCCGTTTTTCATTTTAAGAATCTTACCTTGTAAAGTGTAGAATCAATTAAATCAGCAATCTCATCTATCAAGTTTTGTAATTCTGAATCTTGTGGTAGTTTAGCACGAACTTCCTTCACAGCGTTGGATAGTTGCACTAATTCTTCAATAGGGTCTTTGCTAGGTAAACTATAGAACTCTGGATAATCTTCTAATACACCATACTTACCCATATATGCTTCTACAACTGAATCTATACCCTCTTGTAGACCTGTATAAAAGTCACCTAATGCTGCGTGTATAGAAAATGTTTTAGCACGCCAATGATTGATATGACCATTTGTTACAGCATGAAGGCACATGAGTGCAAATATGCTTATAACTTTATCTGGAGATGTATTATTTTTAAATTGTTCCATATTTATTCCTAAAATGATTTACTTAATGTAGCACCAATTTGTTGTTCTATAGGGTTTGCATTAATACCCATGCGTAGCATCCAATCTTTAAGTGCTGCGTCTTGTAATAGTTTTTGATATTGAGCATTGACACCTAATCCATCTTTGCTATAATTAGCACCAGCACTTACGCTACCATGCTCTATAGGAGTCATATAGTTTACAAGTGCGTTAGGATTACTACCACCTATAATCTTTGCTAACACACCGTTATCTGTATATTGACCATAAGGTGCAGTATTACTACCTTGATTTACAATACCACCTTTAAAACCACTATTAGATAGTGATAAGTCTTTAGCTACAGGCATACCTACTTCTTTACTGATAGTAGCACCTAGCAATCCTGCTGGCGTGGGCTGGTAAGCATTTGCGTTAACACCTAGTGTAGGTTTTGTGTAGGCGTTCACATTTAAGTTCTGGTCACCTACAGAGATTACTTGTCTCTTCTGTTCTGCCGCAGCAAGTTGTTGCAAAAATTCGTTCATGTCCATAATATAAATTTTTCCCTACTGGCGTTTCATTCGGAGAAAGGTTTTAAAATTTTTAAAAAAAGGGGTGGGGGGGTCTTATTCTATTCCAGTTACAATTTTTACTTCAACAGGAGTACCATCTGGATTACCACTAATTTCATGTTGTGTTGACTCTTTCCATTTAGCACGAGACTTAAGCCAGAATATCATAGCTGTTGTATTGCCTTCTTTAGCTTGCTTAAATAAGGTTTCAGCTACAGATGCGTTAGCCTCAATACGACCCTTATCTAGTTCTTCTTTGTAATACTTGACAAGTGTATCATGTGATATGTTTAATACGGATGCAATATCTTCATGGCGTGTGCCTACTGTAGATAAAGTGTAAACCTTATTTCGGGTGTCCGCATTTGGAAGGTGTGGGGGTCTCCCTCTTCCTGTTTTGTCTTCCTCTGTCTCTATCGTGTCAATAGGTAAAGAGTCAACAGGAGTTAAGGCTTTGCTATCCTCTACCATATTAGTGACCACATTGTCAACAGGGTTATTCGGTTCGTTATTCATTTAATACTTATTCCTTATATATATAACAGGCGTTATTATCCTGTTTACAATTTGATACAATTAATTACAATCTTTTATAATAATAATACTTGACAAGTTATTTAATGGGTATATGATTACATTGTCAATCTTGACAAATAACTTAAGGAGTCATACCATGAAAGTCTCTAACATAACTAATAACAGAAATAATATAGTAGCTAACCAATTCATAATTGAAACTGATAACGCTACTTACTTTCAATCTTATAAGTCTATTATCGTAAAGATAGAAGATAACGGTTCTTTACCTGATAAAGTATATCTAGACCCTGTTTATTGGAACTATTCTAGAACTACATCTAAACATAGAAGCACATTTCTTAATGAATCTACCAAAGAGACAGAAAAGAAGATTAAACAAGGTGTTTACATACTAGCTAACTTAAACTAGTATATATATGTTATAGGGGGAATTTTAACTGATTCCCTTTTATAACTACGATTTAATTAAACTTGACAATATAACAGGAGATAATACCATGTCTATTACAAAGAACTATAACGGCTCTATAACACTATCAGATATTATTCATAATCAATTAATCAATAGAACTTATTATGGATACACTATAAAAGAAGCTAAACAAATGTTTAAAGAATACTTGACAACATTATAAACTTATATATTATTACTTAACCAATAACTAGGAGACTTAACCATGTTATCTATAACAGAACTTAAAGAGATAAAATTACAACTTGACAAAGGGTTTAGCGTTTCATTCCCTTATACAAACGTTAAAGAGTATTTAGCAATCTGTAAACAACTTGACAACTATATTAAGGAGATTAAACCATGCAAACAATAGAGACGCTTAACAAAGAGATTGACAACATAGAATATATGCTTACAATCTGTAATTCTTTAGCATATAAAGACTATAAAGAACTATTAAACGATAAATACAAAGAACTTTTAGAATTAACCCTTTTACAAGGTTTTAAATCTATCAATAAGGAGACATTACAATGAATGACCTATTAAAGAACTTTTTAATATTTGTCTTATGCTTTGTCAATTTCTATATGTTTTTACTATTAATCTTATCTTACTAGGAGGCTTGACAATGAAATACTTACCAATAGTTAAAGAAAATGTTTTATCTTATATTGACGATTGCGAGGAATGGAATTACGATAACTCCATAACTTGCGATTATGTAGCCGATATGATAACAGATGATTTAATCAATAATCATGGCATATTAAACGCTAGGGACTATAGAAGCCTTTTTAAAGACCTAGCCCATGATTTAAACAATGGTAAAAGTTTTACACCTATTGAAATTTTACAATAACTACAAGGAGACCACAAATGTTAGCTAATATCACGTTTAAGGCGTATGAATCAACACCAAATAACACCAACAAAGAAAACTTAACGCCTATTACAGAGTTTACCCTGTTATTTGCGGATACAGATAAAATTGACAAAGTCTGTAATGCTATCGAATCGGCTTATGAATACGATTGTATTTCATGGACTATAAACATTGACCATAATTATATTTAAGGAGACTACAAAATGATTCTATCTGTATCAATTAATGCTTATCAATATAAAGACTTAAGCGATGAAGCAAAGCAAAAAGTTATCTATTGGCTTGACAATGACCCTCAAGAATACGAAAAAGAAGATGGAACTTTCGGTTATTCTTATTATTGCGACTTATCCAAAGAAGACGAACATATAATTATTGATATGTGTAATATGAATAATTATCAATTCGATAAAAATGGCAATCCTATACATCAATTAACACTATAAGGAGACTACACCATGCAAACAGAACTTGACTATATAAAAGAGTTAAGTAATGATTATGTTAAGCAAAATAAATATGGCTTATTCTATATTCCTAGTTATTGGGATATAGAAGAGGCAAAATCTTATAATGTAGATTACTATAACGCTACAAATTATTTTAAAACTATGATTAACAACCTTAATAAAGGAGGGTAATAACATGCAAGTAGATTTAGACTATATAACAGAAAAGCTACACGCTATTGACATCACTTTAGAAGATGTTGTCTATAAAGGTGATACACCAAGCGGTTATCTTACTATAAACGCTTATTTAGATGACATGAAGTGTCAATTAGGTGAAATCACAGATGAAATCAACCTTTTAAGAACTAGGAGTTAATTATGCAAACAATAGATGATTTACTATCGGATACACTATACCAATATATTGATAAAGAAGACATCGACCCTCAAAATGAGTTATCAAATGAGGATTGGCAAGGATTTCTTAATCAATACGCCTCAACCTTTGCAAGTGAAGCAAGTGAACTAGCTAACTCTTTGCTAGATGAATATAAACTTAACTATCTTGAATCAAAATATGACAGAAAGGTTAATGACGATGAGTGATTTTAGCTATTCTTACGATGATACTACAAATAAGTTTAAATTCTATGTCAATCATGAACTTGTCTATTCGTTTGATGATTGCGACCCTATGACCGATAAGGAAGCCGATAATCTAGCGGAAGATTTATATAATGAATGGCTAGATAATACTACTTCATTCAGACCTAATAACTTTATGAATTACTTATAAGGAGAATCAATGATAAATCCATTTACTTATTCACAAGTATGTTTAGAACTTGCTAAACATTATCAAGACACCAATAGCAATATATCTAGAGGTGATTATATTCAAGGCATTTTAAATCTAGGATTGCATGTTATGGGAGAACTTAACATAACAGAAAATACGGAAGACCTAGACGAACTTATTCAAAATTATGTAAATACCAATAAGGAGACGTTAAAATGTATGTTATAGACTTTAAAAACAGAACTATTGCTAACTTTAACAATAAGAAGTTATCTGAATTTCTTAATGATGTAATTCTTTACAATCAATCAACCATTAAAAACTATTATTTTATGAATACTAAAAAAGAAGCTAAATTACTTATTGAAAAGCAATTAAAAGTTAATCATGGATAGAGAAGAACGCCATAACCTTAATCAAGGAAGCCTTGCAGAAGCTATTATATTTTGGGTTATTATGTTTATTGCTTTAGAGATACTAGGTCGTTTATTTGCTTACTTCTATAAGAAATACAAAAAGCGAAGTTAATTATTTCTTTTTAGATTTACCAGCTTCGCTTAAAGCGATAGCAATAGCTTGTTTTTGGCTTTTAACGACTTTACCTGTCTTTGAACCTGTGTGAAGTTTTCCTTCTTTCCATTCACCCATAACTTTTTTAACTTTAGCTTGTGCTTTACTAGGTTTTTTCATGTTTTATCCAATAAAAAAAGCCCTTTATTTACAAGGGCTTAAAGAGACTACGGAGATGATGGGCGAGACTATCCCAACAACCGAATTATAGCATAAATTAACTAATAATGTCAAGCGACAATACGCTTGGAAGCCATAGTAAGCATATTATCAAAGGCAAGTCTTAATTGATGCTCATAATCTACACGCTTTCTAGCTTTTAGGTATCGTGTATAAACTGCATCTTTTTGAGGGTTAGGAAGACTACTAATAATTGCGTCAATGGTTCTGACGTTATTCATATCCATTTCAGAGACCATGTCTTCAAATGCTTCGCTAGTAGATTCGCCTCCGTTAATCATGCCTATTGACTTGCTAGGATAGCCTAAACGATTGCTTGGTGTGTGCATATACAAAGCCCAATCATCTAAAATCTGTTTAAGTCTATCTATGTGCATTTATTCCTCGCTTGAATGAATGTAAATACTTTTAATCCTATTACTAAAGTCTGGCATAGGGTGATATATGTCTTGTAGCATTGGAACTTTAACTTTTGAAAATGCAAGAAATCTTCCACATTTATTAATGTTTACTAAACCTACTGCGTGCATATTATACAAAACACCCATAAGCCTCCTAGAGTCTGTCTTTAATGCGTCAGCTATTTGTGGAATAGTTAATGAATCATTTTCAATTACTTCTAAAATATGTATTCTAAACTTTTCTAGATTAACTGATTTACCATGAACTTCATATTGTCTTTCATGCGGTTTCATGATACATCAATTACTTTCAATTCCCAACGATTGCTTTTATTTTTACTCCAACCCCAAACTTCTATTTGCCAATTACATTTTCTTATAATGCTAATGTTTTCTAAATCAGAAATCTTTTTAACTCTTGCACTCATATTTGTTTTACTTGTTGTTTGTATTGCTAAAACTTTTCCGTCTTTGATTGCTAGTAAATCTATAAAACCAAATAAGTCTTGACGAACTCTAGCGAATGGATTCCAATGCTCTGTAATTGCTACTAAATAACCATCTTCTTTTAACTTCTTAAGGCTCAACTGCGTTGGACTTGTTGCCATCAAATTGACTTTCGTTAGGTTTAGATACTCCATCAAGAAAACGTTTTTCAACTTCACCTGTGGATTTATTTAATTCGTATTCATAATGTAAACCATCATTACCATTTTGACCAACAGTATCTATACGAGATTGTTTTAATATTTTGTGTGGAGTTTTTTTTGGTAATGGGTCTACTGTTTTTTGTTTACCAAATATTTTATCCCAATTATCTTCAAAGACTGCTCTGTCTGTAAACGGTCTTGGTGTTGAACCTTTACCCAATTTTAATTACTCCCTTCTCAAATAACCAACCAATAGTTTTACGATGAGCAGATTCCCATGCTTCAACTTTTTCATGTTTATCTAACTCTTTATGATTGTCTATCATATCATGGCATTTATAGCAAAGGCTAGCGATTCGATAATCATGTGCCTTAACTCCTGTTCCTTTTCCGTCACGTTGCTGATTAGAATGAGACGCACAAACTGTTCCATCTTCTCTTCCACACATAGCACAAGGAAATTCTCTAACTGCTTTTAACAATTTTTCGTTTCTATATTTCATTAGTAAGGTGCTTCCTCGTAATCATTAGTGTTAAAGGGTTTAACAGGTTCTTTAGGTAATTCTATAACTTGCACGTTTGGGTGAGTATCTTTATACCATTTAGCTTCACGTTTAGACCAACGATGTTTACGAATGATTTCACCATCATCAACAACTGCATGAGTAAAATTCATATACACTCCAAATAAATTTAAATGTTCCACCAATAAACCACATTATACAGAATACTACAATTCCGTCAATGACAGATTGCATTATAATTCCCAACTCCAACCTAAACTAGAAGCCCATCGTTCACAATTTTCTTGATATTCTGTCATCTCTTTTGTATTTAACTTTGTTGTTGATTTAACTAACTCAACAGGATTTCCAGCAATTTCAGTTTGATAACGCAAGAATTTATATCCTAACAATTCGTGAACTGTGCTAGGGTCTTCACCAATGTAGTTAGCTATTGACCCATATAGAGACCACAATCTTTCATTTTGCTCTAAACTACGCACAACTTTTTCCTCTGTAATATTTACACGCCATCTTTTAGATAAATCTAATGCTTTAATCTTTTCCAGCAAATTCTCGTAATTGTATTTGGTTAAAACGAACCGAATCATATTTATCACTCCACCCTTTAGATTTAAAAGTTACACCGTCTTTAGATGTCGCTTTGTATATTATATCATCACCAAATAATTCTTTGCAACTCTTTATAAAATCATTTATAGTCATCGTGGACTCTCCTTGTATTTTAAACCTTTAGGGTCAAACCAAAAACTAAACTTACCCTCAAACTGATAGTTACGTTGCTTCTGCACAAATACCATAGCATCTGGAATTTTCTTTAATTCATCTTCCGTCTTTTCGTTGTTTTCAACTTCTCGTTCTTTGTTTCTATTTCTCCAGACACAAATTATGTTATCACATAAGTTACGAATATGGCTTGAGCCTAATATGTGAGTAGCATCTGGTATTTCTGATTCATCTGACATCTTACGAGTATGTGCAACTAAAAACACATGAACTTGTAAGTCTCTACATGTTACTGCAAGTCTATCAATAAACAATTTTTGCTTCTCATAATTATCTTCTGAAATGTCTGACATTTTCATAAGCGAGTCAATCACAAAAACTTCTACGCCTAAAATATGTTTACCCCAATACATTGTAGCAATCATATCTTCACTAGATGTTGAACCTAATTGGTCATAGATATATAATTTATCTTTTGCACGTTCACAAAATTTAGTTATAAAATCATCTGTTGGTTCTGGTGAACCTAAAGTCTGTGTAATCATACGAGCCAATGTAAGCACAGGTCTCATCTCTAAAGAACTAACTAAACACTTTGTTCCTTGAGACATAAGACTTAAAATAACTTGTGAAAGCCACATAGACTTACCATGACCAGACACTCCTGTCAATACTGTCAACTCACTAGGTCTTACCCTAAATGCATCTTCCGTTTTAATAAAACCAAGCGTTTTCCCACTATGTATTTCAGTATTAAAATATCGCAAGACATCGTCAGTAAATACAGACGTATCCTTAACTTTAAATTCTGCATGAGCATAT